AAAAAAGGCCCTTGCGGGCCTTTTTTAACCTTCCATTGCTTGGATAATATACTTGCCATACTTGTCGTGGAAGCGATCGAAGTTCTTCAACTTTGAAGCATCAAACGGTAAAGCATAGTTAGTTAGAGCAACCTTAGCACCCATAACAACTAGCTCAGTTGGGAAATTGTCCATCATAAACCCAAAAAAGTTATCTGCCATAGCATCCCAACCTTTGACTTTCTTTTTGTCTGCTTCTTGAAGCTCGTAGCACATACTGATAGTCAATGAATACATTGCTGAGATCTCTTTTACAGAGAACTCTTTTACTTTACCTGCCAAAATATCTTCTACTTTAGGCATTTGTTTGGCAACTTTGCGATGTGCCATAAACTTAACAGCAAGTCCTTCACCTACTGCCCCTGCTACTAAATCAGTTAGAGTTGTCTCGCCGATGTCATCATCTTCTAGCAAGTCACTTACAAAAGACCAGCTACGAGGAGTGGCAAATGAACGGCTTGACGATTTTGGATCAAAGTCATAAAGATCCTGTTTAGCAAAACCAACATAACCTACCACCTGTTCATGAACCTTGTTGGTAGTGGCCCATTGTAGCCAGTCTTCAAAGTCTACTGCTAGCTCTAAATGAATAAAACGGTTAGCCAATGGAGCAGGCATACGATAAGTAACACCCTTGTCTGCTTCACGGTTACCAGCAGCAACAATATCTACACCGTCCGGTAAACGATAAGTGCCAACACGACGATTAAGAATGAGCTGATAAGCCGCTGCTTGTGTAGCAGGTGCCGCAGAATTAAGCTCATCTAAAAACAGGATAGCCTTGCTATCTGGGTCAGAGGGAAGTTCAGCGGGAGGAGCCCAAGTCATAGTGTTGGAATTGCTGTTGTAATAAGGAATACCCTTGATGTCAGTGGGTTCCCAAAGGCTTAAACGAACATCAATAACCTCCCTATCTTGTTCAATACCGATCTGCTTGACAATGTCTGATTTGCCAATACCTGGAGGGCCCCACATGAAGATTGGACGCTTTTTGCTCATTGCTTTACGGATGGAAGCCTTAGCACCATTTGGGGTAACAGTACGATTTGCGGACATTTCTTTTGCCATTTATCTCTCTCTATAAAGTTTTACTACAAAAAATTGTTTACGAGTCTCTATTATAGTGAGATACTAAGGTCTTGTCAACTATTTTTTCTTTGTTTTTAGTGTTGGCTTTATGCAACATTTTCAAATCACCTGAAAATAGGATCATTTGAACAGCAGTCTTTTCTCCAAATACATGTATTTCTTTTTTTGTTAGAAAAAATGGACACTCGATTGAATTATCTAACCAAAGGATAAATTTATTTTCGAGTATGTCTATTGGTTCGTTAAATTTAATTTGGTAGCTTTTGATGTCTGCTTTTGATAAAGCTTCAAAACCTAACTCAGTAAGCCAAAGACCACCTTTGGGTTTGTTTCTAATGTTTTGCCACCAAAGTTTGGTATAGATTTTAATATTTTTTGAACTAGATTCTAATCCTAGTTCCTTCATTACATATTCAGTTATTTTAGTTTTTTGGTTCATCAATAAATTTTTCGCCATGAGTTAACTTATAAACTGAGAAGTCATTGGTGTTAAACTGGCGATTGAGCTTTTCTGCTAAATTAAATGCATGACCTGCATTGGAGAAACTTACTTTTTTATATTTTGGGCCTAGCTGTTGAGCTACCATGCTAGTGGTTTTTAAATTAATTGGCTTATCTTTGTAGAATACAGCCCAAATAGCGTCTGCCTCAAGAACTTGATCTGTTTTGTAATTTCTTTTATTGGTTATCTCTAATAAAACTTGTGGTTTGGGCCTGCTCACTATACGCTCTCCAAAAGTGCGTATATATTTATCAGTATTTTAGAATTTACCACCGTCCATTTTAATTTGGACACTTTGGTCTTGTCTAGATGATGCTACTTGATCTAACTGTCCACTTAGACGTGTCATAGCAGTGGCTAGACTTTGGGCTAGATCAGTATATTCTTTTTGTGTAAGAATCAAAGTTTTTTGATTAGTTTTAGCAGCTATCTTAGCTTTTTCTAGGAAATCTTCTATAGGAAAAACATTGATGGGTTTCATAGCTTATTAATCTTGTATAGTTCTTGCTTCATTTCGTTATCTGTTTTAAACGGGCCGTAGTAAGGGTATCTTTCTAGAGTAATTAGCTTAGGACAAAAGCTTTTGACCCACCCTTTCCTAAACTTAATGATATAAAAACCGGCGCAAAAATGGCTTTTACTCTTGAGGCTTTTAGTGAAAATTGGTAATTTTTTAACTATGTTGTAAATAGGACCGTAAGGTTTTCCGCTACAAGGATAGTCATAAATTGTATACGGTTGTTGAATTTCAATAGATGAAGAAATCTTTTTGGTAGGAAGCTCAATGCCAACTTCCGAAGGCTCTTTTAAACTAAGCTTTTCACCTTTTCTTAAAAGATTGTAGCCTTTTTTATTTTTTGAAATACTTCCTATTTTCTCTCCATTTTCTTTCAGTATCCATTCTTTATTAGGAATAAGTTCTTTCGTAATGATCTTCACGCTGCATACCTCGCATTTAATGGTTCTGCATAACTTTGCACCTGTTCACTTATTTTTTGTAAATCGTATTCGGCACAGAATTTTAATAATCTGATTCCAACTTGTGGAATGTTTTTATTTTGGTTAATCGTTTCATTTATTACATCAAACATGAGATCTCTAATCTCAGTCGGTTGTGCTCTAAGATCGCAGAGTAGTTTATTTCTTTCGTAGCACTCTTTAACACGTTGTTCTTGACCTTCATGATCAGTCCAACGCTGTAGCATGAGGTTATTCCATGCCCATCCTTTGCTGTTTCGATCAGCAAATGCTTCTCTTAATCCTACTTTATTCTTTGAACCCTTTTCTCGAACACCAGGAAAGGCTGAGAAGATGTTATCACTGGTATCTCCACGCATACACTTTTCAAAAAGCAGCCATTCAGGATCTGGGGCAGGTTTTGTATCACCAGTTTTCTTATCTTTCACAGGCTTGCCTTTTTCGTCAAAGTATCCTTTATGTGTAGTTGTTACGCCTGTAACACCATTATATTGTTGAACGTTTGGAGAAATTAATTGAGCAAAATCACCGTCTGTTGATATGATAACATGATTATCATTTGGGTGAAGGTCAATCCAACCGGCGATTAGATCATCTGCTTCAAGTTGTGGATGATGTAGAACTGTGGTATTAGTCTTGTCTGTGATAAACTCTTTAAATTGATCAAATGTTTCCCAAAACACACGATCTTCTTCGGCTTCGCGTGGACTTAGGGCAGCACGGGCATCTGAACGATTACGCTTATAAGGGGCGTAATGGTCCTTACGCCAAGAACGACCTTCTAAAGCAAATACAACATGACTTCCGTTGAAATCTTTCCAAGCTTTGCGAACACTACCGAGAATGGTATGAATGCTCATACCAACTTTATCTTCTAGATTTCCTCTAACCACATGACGAGCACGAAAGAATGTATTTGCTGTATCAACTAAAATATAAGTCATGAGACCTCTGTTTTTCCGTCATCACGGAGAGCACGATTAACATAACCAGAACCACGGCGTTCCATATCCACGCCAGATTCCGCCCCAACATTACGACAAAGTTCGCTGAACCAAGAATCTACAATTTCTTCTTCTGAAGCGCCCTTGTATCCAGCTTGTGTTAATTGTATGACAAAATATTCGTTCCAGTCAAGTTCAAAAAACCCATTTTTCAAATTATCTTTATTGACGTGAGTATCTAATACTGCTATATATGGTTCTTTGCGTTCAGTAGCTAACTCTTTAGGGCTTAACTTTGAAATTCTTTTGGCTTCTTCTGCTTCAGAGAGTTCTTTTTCTGCTATTTTCAGTAGGCGGTTTTTTTCTTCTTCTGCGGCCTTGATTGCTTGCTCAGCCTCCATTTGCCGTTGAATGGTTTCGGCAATGGCCTTTTCCATTTCCTCTATACCGAAAATTTTTCTAAGTAGTTTTTTCATTCATGTTCCCCACTCGTTCTTAAACAAGGGAACCTGAAGCCTGTCGCTATACCTTAGTCCGTGTTTCATACAGGCTAATGCTACGTTTTTATTATTTAAACTATATACACTTTCCACACCACCCACTGGCATGAGATAGACTTCACCTTCAAATCCCTGATCTCTATATTCCATTGTAGCACGTAGAGCATCTTGAACATCTTGTTCTGTGGCTACTACAAACTTGAGATAAGTCCAACCAATTTCTTCATACTCACATACCACTTCTGGCTTAATTGCCTCCTCCCACTTTTCACCGCTAGAAGGAAGTTTGGCACTGACTGAGAAGGTTATAATATTGGTATCGGCTTCACGTTGATTAGTCCAAGCGATTAACCTACGTTTGAAATCTGGTAAAAGTCTTTGAGTTCCATTGGTCTCAAATGTGATTTCTTTTAAATCTTGCATCTTGGGGTGATCTAACAAGTCTGGATAACTACGTTGCCAACCTAACAAAGGTTCACCTCCAGTAATAACAAGGTGTTCCCTCATCCAACGCTTGTAGGGCAACATTTCCATAATAGCATCCACAATTGCATCAGTTTCTAATACAGGACTAAAGTCCTTAAATCGTGGATCCCAACTGGCATAACTATCACATCCAGAATGAACTAACGGTAGGTCTTTGTAAGTTTTAAATTCTACAATACGGTTAGCAATTTCATTGCGTTCATTGGATTTTTCGCCTCTTGGCATACCAAATCCATCGCAGGTAAAGTTACAACCGAATACCCGGAGGAATACACTGGGAACGCCCATATAGCGACCTTCACCTTGAACACTGTAGAACAATTCTGATACTTTTAATTTACTCATAAAATATTTTTAACCATTTTAAAATTTTTGTTATTATATATGGTTCTGTAATAAATGTCAATTATTTACAGGGATGAATTTACCAATAAATGCTTCAATTAAGCAGCTAAAGGATTTCATTGTAAAGGTATTGGTATAAAACACCCAAGTTTCTGAATTCAAAACACGGACATCGTCTATTTCAAAAATATCTCCGTTTGACCCATACCACTTAGTCCCTATTTTCATTATCTGGCCTTTTTGAAATAACCTTATCTGCTAATCCGTAACTTACTGATTCCCATGCGCTCATAAAGAAATCACGTTCCATATCATTTTTTAATTCTTCAAATGTCTTTCCTGCTGAGTTATGCTTGACATAAATCTGAGTCAAGGATTGTTTCATTTTTAAAATCTCCTTAACCTGAATTTCCATATCTGTGGCCTGTCCGCCTGCACCGCCGCTGGGTTGATGAATCATATGCCGTGCATTGGGTAAAATAAATCTTTTTCCAGTTGCTCCTGCTTGTGCTAACAATGACCCCATACTACAGGCCTGGCCCATAACATAGGTGCAAATATTTGGTTTAATAAATTGCATAGTGTCATAGATAGCCATACCTGCTGTGACACTACCACCTGGGCTATTAATAAAAATGTTAATATCTTTTTCAGAGTTTTCAGATTCTAGAAATAAAAGTTGACCAACAATAAGGTTAGCCATAGGGTCTCTAATTTCGCCTTCTAGCAGAATAATACGATCTCGCATCAGTCTACTGTATAAATCCATAGCACGTTCACTGTTACCAGAACGCTCTAATACCATAGGAACTAAGCTCATATTGTTTCCTTATTAAAATGGAATATCGTCATTATTTTCTTCTTCTCTCAAAGAGGCCAGGCATACATTATAGTCAATGATAAATGCTTCCCAACTCTTACGCATGGCAGGCCAACGTTCTAACATCTGTTTCAGCCTCCACCAACTTACCTGTTCAAATGTTTTATATTCTACAATAGGATCATCAATGGTCACAGGCCCATCATCGTAATAGTCACGCATGGGCCATTCTTCCTCAAAGTCTAATTCAAGTTGTTCAGTAATGCCTGGCATGAGAAAAACCTCTTTGTTAAATCATCA